TCACCTTGTTTACACGGAGTATCCATAATTATATTAATTTAGTTATTTTAATTACAGCCCTCATAGGAATTGCCATTTCTCCGCATCCATGTTCTTCAGAGTCAATTGCTTTATTTTCTGGTGATATATGAGGAAGAATGACTAGCGTTTCTTTATTTTCCCTTGCTATCCATCCTACAGAATAACAGTAATGAGAAACAGGGTCTTTATCTGGGATCGCATTCCACTGAGAAGTACATCCGTAGCTATCTACCCATTTCACTAAAACTAATTTGTATTTTAATGGATTCTTCACGGTATCCCCGCACCTTTCTTGGCAACTTCGCTGAAATTCTTCAGAGCTTCGCCTATATCGCCTGCTGAGCCCTTTTGGCTACCTACAGATGCCTTACCCTCTTTAATGTCCACAGCGACAGCCTGAAGCTCTCCTGAGCCTACTCTAGTATACTTAATCTTGTTTACTGAGGTTATCTTGCCTTGAGTATCATAATTAGTTATTTCCATTCGTGCAGAGCCACAACCCATAATACCACTTACTGCGATAACTGATAATATGGAAATCTGTATTATCTTTTTCATTCTTCTCCCCTTATATATTTTTCAGCAGCAAGTACCAATGCCCTTTCCTTATTTGTTTTTTTATCAGCCCAATGCATTTTATGAGGCTTACACATAGAACAACTTCTTTTCTTTTTTTTATATATTGTTCCCATTAATCATGATCCTTTGTTTCAATGCGATATAATTCTCCATCATATGCTGTGTATACATCCTCTTCCTTATCATTTAAGAAATTAAATGTTCCTGATTTCTCAGCAAGTTCTAAAATCTCCGCATCTGTCATTTCGGTTATTTTCTCAACTCTGCAAGGCTCTCCATTGTGATCAGTCCATAAACTCATTCAATGCTCCTTCATATACAATTCCATATTAATCTCTGATCGGACAGCAGCTTCTAATGCTATTTTACCATTTGCCTTAATATCCTTTTCATTCTTACTAAGCCTTTTATGATAAACAATATTCTTTCTCATCATTTCCTTCTCATTACGCTCAATTTCACGCAAAGCATAATCAGCCTTGTTAATAGTTACCTGAATCTTAGCAGCCCAACCTATACCCATTACAATAACAGAGCCTAATGCGCTTATAAGCACCCCTGCCCCTATGTTTAAATATGTCTGGTTTACTTTCATAACATTAATTACGTGTTTTTCTACAGGATTATACCGCCCCTGCTATTGACCATAAGGACCAGGAATAGTAATTGAATCACCTGGGGCATCAGTAATCACCTCCTTTCAACTAATTTAGACATAGGCAGTTTATCTGTGAGGCAAGAACCCCATGCCACCAGCCCCTTCCACTTCACTCTGAGTTGCCTATGTCTAATCATCCTTTGCGTAAGGATGTAAACGGCAGCCTTCCTCTCCCTGAACTATCGGCTGCGAATAGTTTCCAAGGTTTGAAATGTATACAACCTATCAGGGATCATTTATCAAGCTTCGGTTTGTCTTTTTCTATTTTATTCTGCACTGTACTGATTCCACATATAGTCAATACAGCCGCAGTCATTGTCCATTCAGGAGCAGGATTTGTTGCAGGCTCCAAAACATGCATTACTGATTGAAAAGCCCAACACGCTATCATTATCAACTTACCTACCCTGGTAGATGATAACTGCCCAGTACTATCCTTAATCATTCCTAAAAATCCCATTTTACTCTCCTAATTATATTGATAATTTTCAATTAAATCATTTACGTATTGCGATATTAACATTATTCGCCTTGTTCCCGGTGCAACAGCAGGCGCTTTATATACTCTTGGTTTTAATTTAAAGAGAGCGTCTGGCTGGACATGGAGTTGCATTACCTCGTTAGGAGTTAATGCTCTTTCCCAAATATTTACAAATCCAATATCGCCTGTAAATGGCTCACTTGATGTCTGCCTTCTTCCGACATTATTCCATAGTTCAGCATTTGTTGAACCCGAACCTGTGGCTTCCTGTACCCCATCAAAGTAAATAAAAACACTTGTACCGTCATTCACACCAACTGCATCATGCCATTCTCCATCAGTTGGAGTTATCCCATTAGCCGTAATATTATAATCTACTGCCCCTCCTGCAAGAAAACCAATCGAGGTATTATTACTCCCTATTCTAAATTGATTATTATTACCTGAATTAGAAGCTGAAAATAATTGCTTGAAGCCGCTTGTGTTTGTAGTTCTATACCGAATAGAAAGAGTCAAGGGGAATAGTGTAAAATACGTTTCGTCTGTATTGATTATAGCTTCATCTGTACCACCTAATGCTAAATGATAGCCATATTGACCTACTTGCCAATCACTTGCCTCCATGTTGCTTAGAGTACCGTCTTTATGATTGCCAGATACATCTCTAATCAAGGTGCTGCCCGATATTCCAAGTGACGGGACCCAACTAGCTTTTAATCCCTTCCAAAGATGTGGGCTCGCAGATTCAGATGCGTTCCTTGCAAACCCCTGATGATATGATGATTGCGACGATTGCCCATATACAGGCATGGCAATAAACAGTAATAGAAATATTAATATTAGTTTTTTCATTTATTGAATTTCTGGTGGAATTGGAGTAACGATTACCCAACTTGTATCATTGGTTGCTTGCAAGTTATCTCCTGCTGTTTGTGCATTATTATGAACAACAACAGAATAATATCTAGTTGTAATTCTTGTAATAAAACTCGCAGTAAATTGTGTATCTGCTGCGGCTGTATGGGCAACTACCGAACCGACGCGATTAAGATTGGGTAAATTTACAATTGCAAAAGCTGCATCCGCTGTACCCCCTTGACCATCGGGATCAGTACCGTCACTTGTAGATATATATATATCACAAGTTTCTCCCGCAATTGGTGCAGCATCCCATTCGATAACAGCCCTTACCTCATACCATTCGGCATTAGTAGTGCCACCAATATCTTTTCTGGCAGAAATCCTTGCCTCGTTATCACCAAGTGCGTTTAATGTTAAAGCAATGTCTCCTGCTGTATCTTGAAACGCAACTGCCGTTTCTCTCTCTACATATACCAAATTTGCCGCTTCACAAGGAACGGCAAACATAAACAATAACGCTATTAATAATAAATATCTTTTCATGCTTCCTCCTTATGGAACATCTCTGCTAAGATGCCAGAATTTTAATTTTGCTTGAATTTTACTCAATACGCTTATAGATAACGATGTAAATTTATCATCTATTTTAGTTTGTTTCTGCCCATTTGAATCTGATGATGCAAAATTAACTGATTGTACGTGTTCATATAAAACACCATTTTCTAAGTCAGTTTGTTCTTGTGCTTCTAATACCCAACGTATTTGCGATACAAACCCTGCACCTCCTACATATTCAGACACTGCACTTCTATATGAATAAGAGGCGGTGTTATTGGTATCTGGTATTGGTATGTGAAACGCTACCTGGGCCTTTCTACCATCTTCTGATACCCTTAATACATGATAATCTTCTGCAAATACAGGCAATGCGATCAACATAAATAAAATTAATACTACAATTCTTTTCATTGTCATTCCTCGCTATAATTTATTGTGTAATTATTGTAACTATTCTCAACATTCCTGGAACCATTGGAGGTACTGTATCAATGTTTGTTGTTACCTCGTTTGAATATCCACTCTCGTTATTAGCTTCATCTATTGCCGTAAGTACAAAATACCAATCACCATCAGGAAGCGTTATAGTATGGGTTGTTGTGTCTATACCGGACACATATTGAAATGAAGTATATCCACCTGACGTATTTCCATAATGAACATTGTAACCTACTGTATCGTCAGTGTTCGCGTCCCATTCTAACGTAACGGCCCCTGCCGTACATCCCCATAATAATACTAACATTACTGATAATACTAACCCTAAAACTGATAATTTCTTAATCACTGTTCTCTCCTTAATCATCAAAAGTTAATTCTATAGATCCGCTAAACCACGTGGGCGTACCACTAACAGATGCAATTACAAGATCTAATCTATCCCCTGCTGCCATAGAGGTATCACCCGCTAAAGAGGAATCTGTTGCAAACGTAGTACATACTATGTCTGAACCATTTACGGCTGCTGGCGTTCCATCATCTATTTGAAAATCAAAAGTTACCGTTTGATCTGATTCGCAATGTATTTTGGTTATAGTGCAAGCAAGCGGTGCAACCCATATTGTAGTTAGAGATTCCGCAACTGGATCTTCCATGTATAAGGTTTTTACATCCGTATATAATTCGGCATCAGCCAATATATCATTAGTCGCTTCAGTTAAACTTCTACCTGCTGTTAATGCAAGATTGGCATTTGTTATTCCTGCCGTACCTGATAATTCAGCATTGGTTAGCCCGCTTATATTAAGAGTGCCTGTTCCAATCGAAAGCCCTGTACCCTCAATATCAGTACATGCCGTGCCGTCTGTAACAGCAGTTACACCCCCACCAAAGAAATCTAATGCCGCATCGCCTGATGTAGCTACTGTATTATCACCTGTATTAGTACCTGATAGGTTAGTAGCCGTCAAAGCGCCTGTAACGCCCATAGCAGCCGTACTATAAGCTATAGTTACATCAGTACCAGTATTCCCATAGGTATGAGTTACTGTTGCATCTGTACCATCTCCAAATTGGAACGCGGGGCCTGTTTCAAGTATGGATGTACCTCCCCATGTAATTGTTCCAGTATGTGCGGCAGTTACATTAGTAATATCAGTACCATCTATTGCGGGGGTAGGATCTGAAGTCCAAGCACCACCAGCAACAAACATTACATTTCCATTTGTTTCTGTTAAAGCTGCAATTGTATCTAGCTCGGCATCCCATGCCTGAACGTTACTTCCAATATCTCCATCAAATAACGGGTTATCATCTGATACTGCTGTTTCTAATTGTGCTTCGGTGAATGAACCTAATAATGCAGCGTTCCCTGTTGATATTACATGTCCTGTAAGATTTGCATTAGTAACAATTGTTACAACGCCAGCATTTGTCATCGTAGCTCCACCTGACATTGGAGCATATACAAACGACCCTGCACCATCACCAATCATTATATCGGTAGAAACAATTTCATCGTCAGGAAAATCAAATGTATGCGATGCTGTCTGAGAAGTTGCAGATATAATCAAAGGGTTTGCATCATCTGAATCTAAGCGAATATCACCGCCTGAAACAAATAGCGTTCCTTCTAATTCTAAATCATCTTGTACGAAAAGGTCTGCACCTGTGCCACTTGTATCAAAATCAAGATTATCATTAAAAGTTGTCCATGTATCGCCCTGCACTATAGTATTGCCTAAAGTATTGGTATACGGCCCTGCTATAGTCACAGAACGAATCATTGCAGTTGCGTTGCCAACAGCACTTTCAGGAATCGCCATCCTGACTGTATTGCCTTGTTCCATCCAACAGAACTCAATACCAGGATCGTTTCCTGCCCCAATATTACCCTCTTGCCTGAACAGTATAGCCTTATCCAGATCAAGGTTTGCTGAACTAAACGAGCTTGAATACAATCCAAAATTACCTATGTTTAAAGCACCATATGTAGTAGAAGGCCCAATATTTAAATCAAATGCTCCGTGTGCGCCTGTACCAACATCATTAAACCGCCATGTGCCTACACCTGTAAAATTCATCGCCTCTATTAATTCAGATTCACCAACAGAATCAGCCCCCATTGCAGTTACATCAACGCTTCCTGCTGCATAATGAGCCGTATCAATAGAACCATCCACATACTCAGCACTGTTAATTGAATTATCTGCCATATCTGCATTGGCAATAGTATCGTCAAGTATCTCTGTACTGTCTATCGCACCAGCAGGAAGCACTATTTCAGCCGTACCTGTGCTGTCAGTAGTAAGTGTATGACTTGTTATATCTCCGCTTCCATATACCAGTGCAATAGCACCGATTCCATCTATCCCAACAGCAGTAAATATAGTTCCGTCATCTTCAATTGTTGCAACTTGAGTTTCATCGTCTTGCTGTACAATAAATGGTGAATCAGTCTGCGTAGAATGCCCTTCTATAATCACTTGCGGCTCATCTGTATCGCCACCAATTTGTAATTTAGCATCAAGAGTAATACCTGTATCACCTATTTCTACGTTTTTGGCAGGAGTATTAAGCACAACCGGATCACCTGCGTCTGAGAACGCACCAGAGCCTGCTCCTGTAGCGTCAGTATCCCATGATATGTCTGTGCCATCACTTTTAAGCACAAGCCCGTTAGCTCCCAATGGTAGCCTTGTAGTGGATGATGCATCACGGTATATAATATCGCCTCTGGTAGTAAGAGGATCTGCAAAGCCTGCACTTATTAAACTTGTAGCTGTACCGTCTGAATCTATAAAGAATATATCTTTACCAACTACATATATATTGCCTGTACCAAGCGCAGGAGTACCCTGATTGTACGTTTGATCGTGAAAGACGCTAAAGGGTATAGCCCCCTGTCGCCAACCACCTCTGCCGCCATGTCCGTAAGCTACTGTAGATAATAGTAATATTAATATGAATGGTAGTAGTTTTTTCATTGGTTATTCGCTTTCAATTCTTCTGGTTTTAACAATGTCATATCACTAAATGTGGCTTCTGCGGCAATTCTGCCAAGCATACCTGCCATAAGCTGTTTCTTGTTTGATATGTCGCCAGATAATAATAATTTTACAAATCTTGGATTTGTCATTGCCCTTGCCATTAAAGCAGGAGCAATTACGATAATGCCAGCTTGGACTGGATTTCCCTGTTGTGCAGAAACAGCAGCAGAAGCAAGCTGAACAATTGCGCCAGCTTGTTTTAATTGTATAAATATCTTACCAATACCATCGCCTTGCTTTGCTTGTGATTTTTGAGTTGCATTAGCAAAACGCCTTAATGTACTTAACTCTTTAGGATCAAATATTATGTTTAACGCTTTGTTGCCAATTCCTGTTTTACCAAAGAATCCGTTTTTGAGTTTATTACCAACTATAAAGCCAGTATCAACATCTATGGACTTTGCCATAATATCTCTTATGTAAAATCCTTTTAATTGAGCAAAGGTATCTTTATCAATGACGTTTTTAAGCTCTTGTAACTGCCTCGCATTATCGCGGGAAAACAATTTTGATACAAGTTTCCCTGGCTGACCGCCAAATTGAGGATCTGAAGAACGAATTAATCTTTCAATTACTTTTGTCTGTAATGGTTTATGCGCCTGAAATATTAACCTTCTCCCCTCGTTCCAAAGTGGAAGCTGATCTGGTGCATGATTTTTCAGCGCTTTTGTTATTTGCCCTTTAAGTATAGTATCTAAATCATTAGCGACAGCAATAGCTCTTGCATTTTTACTAACAAGCTTAACCTCGTCTTTAATAGCAAGAAATAAAGAACGTAAACCTTGTGCTTCTTTTACAGACATAAAAGGAGTCTTGGCCCCTTGTGTGATTATTCCATTTAAAATATTCACACCAGAAAGGTTTTTAGCAATTGCTATATTCTTTACATCATCTATAATTGGATTGTTTTTAAGAATATCAATTGCTCTCTTTATATTAACTATATCATGTTCTTCAAATTCTGTTACAGGTCGTATTATTTCCTTGCCGCGCGAATCAAACAAGCCTGTTTTTACTTTTTTAGTTACAGGCGTTCTTATTTTTATATTCTTTGTATTCTCGCCAACAGTATTAATTAAAATACCACCTGCATCTTTACCTATTTTCCTTGTCCCTTTTAAATAATCAATTACCAATTGCCCAACATCTTCAGAAGATAATCGACTTCCAATATCATCACCAAATGCAGTTCCGAATTTGGTTAATGCTATATTCCTGTTTCTTTTAAAATCAAAAATACGATTACCGCCAACAAAGGACGAGTCTATTATATTTTCAATTACGTCAAACGGTCTAAATTCTGTTGCTTCTGCCGCCGTTAGACCAGGCTTTATTCCGATTTCCTGTTCAAGAAATTTAGTCGCTTTCATTTGGTCAGGAGTAATTCTTTTTGTTAACATTCTGAGTAACTTTTGTCCACTACCAATTGCAATTCGCGGCACACCTTCTCCTGCAAAGCCAATTAACCCTTCTTTACCAACTTCACTTATTGCCTCAGCAGGAGTTTCAGGGACGCCTTCTAGCCCAAAGCCTCTTCTTATTTGCTGTTCTATTAACTCTCCCCCTGCTGCTCCTATTCCTGCGCCAATTGTTGCCGCTATTGGAGTTTTACCTAATGCAAAGCCTCCTACTGCGCCTGCTGTACCTCCAACTGCCGCGCCTATAGGAAATTCACTTTCAATGATTTTCTCACCAGCTTCTTTAAAATCAAATGGAGTTGTTTCGGGATCTGTAGCAGGAAAGAAGTTTGTTTGTTCTGCCTCTAAAGAATCTCTAATTTTGCGCTTTTGAGATATAGGCATATCTGACACATCTGATTTAATGCCACTTATCGAATCAAACAAAATAGATTCAGATTCATTTAATATTCCTAATTCGTTGCCTTCCGATAGTGTAGACGTTAATTCATTATATTCTGCCGTTTCAACTTCATTTAATATGCCTAATTCAAATCCTTCAATCAAATCATTAGGACTAGACATGCTTAATTACCTCCTTTCACTTTATTAATTCTATCTCTAAGGCTACTAGTAACACTGCCTGTTTCATTAATATCTTTTCCGCTTAAGTCAATCCCACTATCAGGAAATCTTTCTAAAAGGGGGACATCTCGTTCGCCTAATATTTCATTGCCTAATGCAAGCAATTGAGCATCTATGTTTTTGAGTTTACGTTGCATAACTACTCTTGTGTCTGGCCCAGTTGAGCTTAACAACCGAGGGAATAAACTTCTTGCTCTATCAATATCTAAATCAGTAAGTACCCCACGCTCTCCAAACGCTCTTGCAAACAATGCTAACATGCCTTCTATCTGGCTTTGATATTCAACAAAATCAGGATCGCTTTGTAAAGTTGTTTTAAAAGCCACAGCAGGTTTATTCGCAAGCCTTTTTATTACTGCTGGAAGCCCTGACCCTTCTATAGTAAATATCTTATTAGCCAACTTTCCAATTCGCTTTGTTGTTTGTGTTAAAGTTTGATTATTTGTTATCTGGTCTATTGTAGACGCTGACAGTGCTATTGCTCCCATCTTTTCTGCGTCTGCTTGTGACGAACCAGATGGTAGCCTTTTCCCGCCTGGAAGAAGCAATTTTGATAATTCAGAAGCAGGTAAAGGTTTCTGTTTTGCAAATTCTTGTTTTATTTTCAACTTTCCTGTTTCGCCTGCAAAATTTTGTGCTAATTGGCGCTCTAACAACAAGCTGTTTACTTGTGCTTGTTCTTCTGGTGTTTGCGCTTGTCTGCCAAAAAGTTCCATCGCAATTTCATTTGATTTTACACCACGTTTTAGAGTACTGCCGTCACCTCTCGCCTGATTAACAATATCCTGTGCTCTTTCTCTTTCCTGCAATGCATTAATACGACTTTGCGCTTCCTGAAATTCTTCTGCTGCTTTTTTCTCTTGCTCTATTTCAATCTGCGCCTGCTTTGTAAATGAATCTATCTCTGATTTAAAATTCCTAAACTGATTTACAACCTCAGTAATACCGCTTATCCCCTCTTGCGCTTCCAGGGCTTTAGGGTCTGCCTTAACCGCTTCAGGATTAGTACCAAGCATAGAATTCTTTTCTACCATCTTGGCAAAATCAGCTTTTAATACCTTAACCCTGTTTTCTCCTTGCTGAACACCAGCCTGAATAATATTTTTTTGTAACTCTCCACCGCCAGGAAACGGGTTCTTTGGATCATTAAGCGCTTCAAATGCTTTTTTCACTGCACCGACAGAATAGTTACCATCTGCATCGGTACCTTGCCCCCTATGCACCGTATCAAGTAATACTTTAAACGGATCAAGCATATCAGGGAATGCATTACCACCAAACGCTTTTGCCAAATGATCTTCTATTGGCTTAAAATCTTTCCTGTCAAAATCTTCCTGTTTAATTTTTGCTACTTCTATTTCCTTCTGCTCTAATACTAATTTTCTTGTTTTCTGTTCATCTAAAGTTTGCTGTTCTATCCCCTCTGCTATGAATTTCAAATCAGCATCAGCAAATTCTCCTTCAGCATTCGGTGCTATACCAAGCTTTGCACCTGCCAATCTATTTCTTTGATTCATCGCAGTATTAAGTGCATTGGCCCTTTGGCTCCGAATTCCAAGAGACAAAAGGTTCTGCTGATTTTGCGTACCTTGCCGCATAGAAGATGATGCAGCTTTTAGCGCTTCTGCTAATCCACTTCTTGCCATAATTATCTCCTAGTTAAATCCAAAGAACCTAAGTATGCCCTGTCCTATTGATGATGCCGGTTGCGTTTTTACTCCTAATAACGCATTGCTCAGTCTGTTTGTAGCACCTCGTTGTAACAATGCGCCACCTAATCCCACAGCAGGCCCTATCACCTGACTAAACGTACTGTCACGATTCTGATCATGCTCGAATGCTAACCGTTCATCAAACTGACCTTGCTGTTGTGCTAACTGCTGTTCGTTAAACGCTAAAGAATCCTCATGTCTTTGCTGCTGATTACTAAGTGCAACTAATCTTCTCTGCCTATCTGACTCTGCGTCTAATGTTGCATTAAGCACTGCAGTATCTTCTTCTATCCCTGCGCCTGTGCCACCTGATACAAAACGTCTTTTCCTTCGCCTGTCAAGGAAGTCGCTAAAACCACCAGTATCAGGCTTTGATAAAAATGCCATAATTATTTACCTCCCTCTATTTATCAAGAAACTTCTCCTTTTTCTTCTCTTACCGCTTCTACCCTTGTACTTAAAAACAACGGTTCAAATGGAATTGTTTCATCATTAGTTATAAGCTTTGCATTAAGACTATGGAATACGCCCGGGTCTAAATCTATACCTTGCCTCATTGACGGTATTGCTATTCTCCTGCCTGTCTTTACCGGTGACAAGCTAAAACTATTTCCGCTTGTCTGTCCATCTGCATAATGGGTTACTGTAATATTATTTGTCGTTGTTGTCTTTGCAACTTGTGGCATCTGTACATGCCTTACTTTAGATACAATCAATGTATCACCGTTAGCAAATGCAATATCACCTACCCTAAACTCAGCCTCAATGTTATTACCATCATAATCAGTACCGTTATTCATTCTCTGAAGATAGCCATTATCTTCAACGCCATATGTATAATTAGAACCATTAGATGCAATTATCTCTGTAGCCGCCTGAATGTTTTTATTAGTATCTCCTAACGGTGTTCTTTTAACTGTAAACCATTTCCTACGCTTAAGGTCAAATGCCTTTTCTGTATCATTTACCGAAGATGAACCTGTAGGCATAAACACATGCCAGAAATATTCACCATTGACCAGATTCCATACAGAAGTCGCACGACTAATATGTTTCAAGTTAATAGCACCTGAATTCCTCTGATCGAATAAATCTGAAATATCATTTGATATTATGTTAAGGCCATGTTCCACATCGAACATATAAACACCATTTGAATGAAGCCAGATTGCTACCTGTTTTGTTTGTAACGGTGTAAATTCAAACCCTATTGGCGATGACTTCATAGTTAAAGGCGCACTACATCCGATAGTCGTACTAATAGGTAATACGCTCCAATCTTCAGGTGTATCACCGAATAATACATACGTACTGTTTGACTGACATACTACTATTACCGATTGAAGAATTGCAGTAAATCTTGCAAATATTTCTACCGCAGATTGGATATCAACATCATCTTGACCGAAGAACACAGGATCGCCACTGTCCTTACCGTTAAATACATTAACCGTATTGGTAGCAGTTACTATCATTTTGTTTTTATCTCCGGTCTGGTCACTGAACAGAAACAACCTGTTCTTCGCATTGATACTAAATTTATAACCTTGAACCAACCTTTGTACAGGAATATAACTGGCGAAGAAGAGATTCACGGGCGATACAGTAAGCGTTTTATCAAATGATACTTTATAATAATACAGAGCCTCGCTTAATGCTATTGATTGCTTAAACTCTACAACTTCTGCATTTGGGTTCCATGAAACCGTACCTGACTGAGCTAAAGAAATATTACCTACATTTGTTCCGTCTTGTATTGTAAGCGCTTGATATGCATTGCCGTCCCAATAGCTTACTGTCATTGTAGTCGATGCAATTGCGTTTTTCTGCCCCGGGATTAATTTAAATTGAAATCCTTGAATACGTTCAAATGCACCAATTATCAAATCAGGACTTATACCGCCTACATCAAAATAAGTACTATCATCACCTGCCGTTGCCGTAGAATCATAAAAGAATGAATCCTGAGACAAATTAATACTAATATCATTATAATTAGAAGCTGAATCAAGATGATGTATCTTTGCAAATTGTTTCGGTACTTGATCCCATAAATCCTGTAACGGTTGAAACGGAACTCCTAACGTTACACGCGACACAGTTGCCGTATTCGCACAATTAGTAATTTGAACCCTGAACCAAAACCCTAATATACCATATTGCATATCAGTTTTAGCTACCGATTCAGTAGTGCTAAATGTAACTGTACCAGTTTGAGCAAACGGTACACCACCTGATGCAGTACCGTCAACAAGACTTGACACTGACTGCCATGCCGTACCATCCCAATAATCAACAGAAAGCGTACCTGCAACGCCATTAGCAGTACCTATGTAAAACGTAATAGACTCTATCGGCAACACACTTCCTATATGCAGTGATACTGTAGGAGTACCAGCACCGTCTTGAGTCATTGTTGCAACATTTGGAGCATCGGTTTTAGTGTTCTTAACCTGTTCAGAAAAGTCTTTAATAAACGTACCGGCATTCGCGTCAAAAAGTACAAAGCCTGCAACTTTAGACTGATCGCCACCCCATATCATAGTCTCCTGCCCATTGCAATAACACATATGAGTAATGGGTGCATTGCTAAACCTTCCCTGCCGCCTGGTCGCCCATGTACCAGTAGCATCATTTGCAACGAAAGTCGCTACTATATCAAACGCATTGGTGGTTTGGCTTTCTACAACATGAATACCGTTATAAGAAGTTGTTCCGGATATTACTACCATTTCACCGTTTTGTCTTAAATGGGCAGCACTTGTAACCGTTACCCTTGTACCGTTCTGAGCAAACGCCGTAATAGAACCAGATGAACGGGCATCAGTATGCACCGCAGTTGAATTAAAATCGCCTGTATTCGGAATGACAGTATCGTTTTTAAATACAGTTGAATTATCTTCGTTGCTATCAAACGCCTGAACCATTACATGCGATTCGTCAGGTTGAGTCTTGTTAAACTGAAATACATTGTCAATCTTCGGAAAACTCGTTAAGGCCGTTGTACTATTAATCTTCGACATGCCAGGCGTCCCAATAATCCCCCGATCTGTATATTGCAGATTATTAAGAGTTTGAAAATTAACCTCAACCCCCTGCTGGTCACTCTGTACAATTTTAGTTGGATCATAAGCTGTTATCTGCCTGCCAGTTAAAGACATTATAAATGAACTTATTTTACCCAAACTTACCCACGCCTCCTTATATTCACGCCATAGCCTTTGCGCTGAAAAGCTTTACTATAATTCAGGTTTGCATTTAAAGTACCAACTTGAGCCATCTGCTTGTCTGCACCGCCCTTTTGATAATCACCGCCCCTGAATTCATATAATGCCTTTGCATCACGCAAGATTTCAGGAATAAACTGAGATTGGATACGAAATGTACGAAACGGTGAGAATACAGGTGTAGGCCGAGCATTATAATAAACGGTTATCGTATGCCCTGCTGTAGTAGGCGGTGGGTCAAGAATTAACTGTAACCTGCCTTGAGGAACAATTACGTAACTATCACCACTGGTCCAATCTGCATCAGAGCCACCAAACATAGCAACTAAGAGCGCAGTAGAAGACGTGACTTCAATCACTATGCCATAGCTACCATTACTACTGGAATCAACATCCGTTTCATTGTGAACCACATCATTTACACTAACATCTGAAAAATCAGCAGTTGTGTCAGTTAGCGTAGATTCTCCATTACTTGCCGCACCTGCTGATGTTGTAGTACCTGAAATACTACTAGTAAGCGTAGGATTATCAATAACTGAAAACTGACTCGGTATCGCAGTTGAAGAAACAGATGAACGATGAATTATCTCTTCGTAATCCTGAAACTCAGGAAAGAAGTTAGTAGATCCATTATTATACTTTACGAACCTATCTCCACTTTCCTGAGTGTAAATACTGAGAAAATCAGCAGCTAAAGTATACCCAACTTGGTCTTTAACAGTAGTAATTGTCTGCGTTTTGCGAACACTATTAGTCCTCATTACATAATTATTTGCAGCTTCGTTTATGTAACGATAACTTAAATAGTCATTTATAAACGCAGAATTATCACTTTCAAGGAGGTCGTGTTTCAACCTTCTTGACATCTCTCTACCATCCCACATATAACACTCCTTTTAGCCTTGTGATAAAGACGCTTTTACACTTGCCTTTTTATATTCCTTATGCGATTCCTGCATATCTTCAGGCAGGTTAGGTACTTGCACTTGATTAACTCTATTAACATGACCGCGCGGCATATCACGCTTTAGTTGATTATGGTCAGGTTTTTGACCTAATATTTCCTGCATTAACCATATGCCGCGAGTCATATCATCTTTTGAAACCATGTTATCTTCAATACGCATACCACATTTCTTAGCTAAAGCAACTTCAGATTCATTCTTTAGCTTTATACATGGCGTTTTTGAAAACTTTCCCTGTACATTAGGGCTAATAGTACTACGCCCTAAACGTATAGCTTCATTATCGTCATGATGGCTAGGGTTTTTATCGCGTACTTCTTCGATAAAGCTATCTACCGCAGCCTTCACTTCATCAAGTTCTTTGCCTTTTACCTTGCCAACAGGGTTACTGTCATCAATCTGGGCAAGGGTCTTTTTAAGCTTATTCTTCCTCGCTCTTTTAAGCGCCCTTGCCCTCGCATCACCAAGAACCAAACCATCCTCTTCCTGTCTTTCAATAGTATCGATATCATCCTTCATATCGGAAATCTGTTTTTTCTTCGTCCACAGAGGATTAGTGTTTACAATTTTCCCATCTTTTTTATCACATTCTCCAAAAAAATCTTTCACGTTACTTTCTCCTTGATTAAAATTAAATAATACCCGACTACACTAAATAAGATTAATTAATACCACTAGACGCAGTTCCTATCAGCCCACCAGTCCCAGTAAGAATATGTTCATTGTAATAATTCTCGAACCTTAAACAAGTATCGGCAATGATAGAAGCAGCCTTTGTACTCTCATCACAAACTATATAATTATCACTTATAATTCCCGTAGTTCCGGTGAGAAGTTCTATTGCCGGTTGCGCATTAAGGTTGCCACCAATCCCATTTACTAGCAAGTTATCTTCAATAAGAATACTTGTTGAAAGGGTTGTATCGCCTGAAATATTAGCAGTAGAATAATCCCCACGTATAATATTGTTCTTTATAGTGCCAGAAGCACACACATTATCAATATTAATACCAATTTCAGAACCGCCCTGTCTCATTTCAATAATATTACCTTCGATTACAAACCTGTCATTATGGCCTGCAAGATTAATAACATCTGTAAATTCGTCAGTACCACTCGCATCAACGCCAAACCAGCAATTTATAATACGAGGATCATTTACGCTATCCTCAACGTTAATTGCTTTAAGAACATCTGTAATACTGGAAAGAAACCTTATGTTCCCTACCGTAGTATTATCTGCCCCTATGGTAAACTCACCTGCCGCGCCCGTAAATGTTAACGTAGGACGCTCTGAGCCACTACCAACGCCCCATACCGTAAGCCCTGCCAAGTCAGCATCAATCTCGTCGGCAGCGTCTATGGCGGTTTCTGTATGCCCTGGCAATACAAGTATTAAACTACCGCTATTTGCAGCGGGGTTTGTGTTTGCCGTTCTTGCCGATGCTCTGCCAATAGCATAATCAATAGTAGTAAATGGTCGCCTGAAACTACCGTTAGCGGCAACATCTCTATCAAGAGTACTACTGCTATCAACGACAAATATCATGCCACTGAAAATCTTACCGGTTGCCTCTTCTACCTGTGCGATAATACCGTAATTATCGCCACTTTTACTCAATTCCACACCACTTCCACTTCTTGCAAAGGCACTATTAGCAAATAACGCCATACCTCCACACAGCATAAGGGAAAGCAGTGATTTTACAATACTGCCTTTTATAGTCATTCCTTGCTCCTTCATAAAAGTTATAAACTTAAATCTTGCCTACTTACGCTGGTACTACATTCCAGTTTACTGCTCTCCATCCTTCTACCTTAAACCCAAGACCAAACCTTGTTCTGTAAGTCTGAATAATGTTTTCGGTTTCTCTATCTACATGAGTAGAGTATTTACCCTTAATTCTGTTATAGAATAAGAAATTCTTCATCAGCATGGTCAAATCAACCAATCCCCAGGTATTTACAGAATATTCATCAAGCCTTGAGTAAGGTATTGACCTGAAACGAGTATTACCTCTAAGTCCTTTA